ACCAGCATGCGCTTCCGACAAAGGAACTTGTAATTCCTCGCCATCTAATTTGACTCTAACTACATGATTAGCGTAGTTCTCTGTCTCCAAATATGGCATATCAGAAACTTGCGTTTCCATTCCAACATCTTCGGTTGTCCCAATATTGGGTTCCATGCTGTCCTGTGTTGCGATTTCATCGCTCATTATGTTTTCTCCAAGAGTCCGTAAAAAATGGTTGCTCTCATCAATAGAAAGGGCTGTTCCCTAGATGATTGGAGGCTGACCTGTCTCTGCACCAAGTTCTGGTTCTGGAGGCAACGGCATGCCCTGAGGTAACTGCTCAGGACCCACAGCACCCTCAGGTGCGCCCATAGGCGCACCCGCAGGAGCCTGAGCCATGAACTGTTCAGGAGATTTAACACCAAAACCAAACTGCAACACATGTGCAGCAAGTTTCTTCATATCAATAACACCCATGCTGGCAAACGGAGCCATAGCATCAACAAGTTGTAATGCCATCTGACGGCGGAACGACTCGTTCTGTGGCTGAGTAGAACCAGCCTCAACCTCATAATCAAACTCGCCCTCAAGATACTCACGGTCATAATTAATCCAAACCTGCTCACCATTCTTAGTAGTGATACGAGCAACCTGCTCACCAGTCATAAACTGTTGAGTCAAAGACACCAACCGTTTAGCAACCTGTGCAACAGCCTGCTCAACAGTAGCCAACTTATCTGCCGTTCTAGCATTGGCTGCATCCTGAAGCAAGGACGACTCTGTAGCGGTACGGCGAATCTCGGTGCTAGCACCACGCATAAACTCTGACACACCAGAAATACGGTCAATGTCACCAATAATCATATTGGACTGGTTATAGAACTCTGGAGGAGTAATCGTTGCAGGCAAATTAATCAACACATTGCTCAAAGGTTCATCGGTAATAACAGGCACCATAACATTGTCCTCTTGCGACTCCAATGCGGTACGACCCAACTGGTCAAACGCCGACTCCTTGTATAGATATTTGCGGGCATACCGTTTACGATGATTCATCATCTGTGTACGAGTTTCGTTCAACTCTTTTTGCAACGGCTCAATAGCCTCAAGTTCACCTATTGGATAGAAAGTGTCTGGCACATCGTAGTCACGCAACATCACAAACGGATGACCAAACGAATACGGCATACGGGTTGGTTTAACCAAAAACTGTTCGCTGGTTTCACAAAACACCGACATAGTTTTAGTCGTAACATCGTAGTATTCCCAAATTTCTGCGTAACCAGCCTGCGTGTCATAGATTTTACGGCGGCTCGGGTCATCCGAGTAACGGCTAACAGCCATAACTGTTACAGCCTCACGGGCTGTTTTGTTGTACCGTTTATCTGACTTAACTTCGCGTATTGGGCGGCGGATGCGTTGAGCAATCCACCGCATATCAGCCATACTCGTTGCATCAGCATCAACGAACACATCCATTGGGGAAACACGCTCCGCAAACGGTGAATCTTCCAAAATAATTGTATTAGTTGTGGACTCCCCACCCTCAATCGGGTCAGAAACATCCTCGTCCTGTCCAACAACTTCTTCCTCAACAAAACGGTAACCAACCTTAATCCAACCATGACCGTACATAATGAAATCTTTAACCGCACGGCGGAACTCTGTTTTAATATCACGATGTCTCCACCAATAGTTCACAACCGCTTCAGCAATAATTGCGTTCGGAGCGTTCTCAGGCTTTACAGCATTGACAACAATTTTAGGATAATTAATAGCAATGCTTGGACCAATAACATTGATTGTAGAAAACACAACATTAATAAGCAAACGGTCATCATCGCTATAATGCTCATAATGGCGACCTTTATACAGGTCAGTTAAACGCTTCCAAGTGGCATCATAGCCATCGTTTTTACGCCACCTTTTAGAGAACTCAAGTTTCTGTTTATATTGCTTAAGATAATCTGCTGATGATTTCCGTGCCATTATTTCCCCTGTCGTCCTTTATGCCATCCAATATGCTCATCTAACTTAGTCCCAACCTTATCCACCTTGGTGGCAACCTGCCTCAACAGCGTTCTAGCCTCAGCATGTTGGCTGGTGTTTTCTGAACGAACCTTACTTAACAACACCACTATCGGACCACCAATAACCGCAACAACAATGGGCACAATAATGGATTCCACATTAAATCCAATTCGTCACAGGTTCAGCATTGACGCCATGAATAGCGGCATCAGCAACTTGTTGCCGTTGCCGTTCACGAACCGTAGGACCATGAAAGTCCTCTTTACCATAAGTGAAACCCAAATTAACGGTTTTGATATGACAACTAAAGCAAACAGCGCCCCTACGAGGCATTTCGTCAGCAATAAAGTTTTTTTCGCAAGATTTACACACGATGTCCATACAAATATGTAACTTCTGTTCCCAAACTAACGCAAAGTGCGCTCTCGGACATTATGTGCCCCCAAAGGCACCTTGTTGGATGTCTGATTACTCATCAAATGCTGCTCCCACCACAACAAACTGTTCTTAGGAACCTTCGCATCACCCCGATACTCGGGAAGCCACACATATTTCAACATCTGATTACTGATAGCCAAACTGATAGTACGGTCATCATGCGGACTACCAGACATCTTGCCATTAGGTTTACGAACATAGGTTTTTAACTCAGCCAAAGTTTTAGAACAATAAACCTCAAGGTCACTGTTTCTTAAAGCACCAGCCAACTCGTCAATAGCCAACGGCTTACTAGAAACAGTAGTACGCCAACCCAAAGTATCCGTAGCCTGAGGTAACACCTTAGATAGACGGCGTTGCTTATAAAGATTACGGTAACCCAACTTTTGGGCAGCCTTAAGAGTTGTCAAACCATGATTATTGGATTCAATACCCAACAACGCAGTGTTATACCACCAGCCCATTTGCGCCAACATTTCACCAAAAATATCTGGCTCAACATGTCCATGCCATGCCGCTGCAACATAACCGTTAGAAGCATTGATGATGTGGGCAGAACTGAAGTCTCCGTAAGCCAAACCTTCGGCAACATCGGCGCCAATCACATAAACAGATTCTGGGTCAGGGAACTCCCAAACATCAAAGTTACCGCTTTCGCTGTTACGAAACTCAACAACATTATTTGAATAAACATGCAAATACCCAACATCAGGTTCAACAGTTTCCATACCACTCAACAAATCTATATCAAATACAGGGTTACCTGATTTAATAAACGCTTCCTCAGGGAAGCGTGGATACTCTTGATGCAACTGCCAAGACACCATGTTCTTTTGTTTAATGTCATACCAACCCTCATCACGGTCACCAGCAGACCAAGGAAAAAAGATGCCAACAAACTGATTTGTTTTAGTTTGCGAACCAACCCACAAATTGTGAAAAAAGTTACCAGAACCATTAGCGGTGGACAAACAGATAACACGACCACCAACATCGGCAATAGGTTCAATAGAAGCCCACGCTTCCTCAGGGTTCGGTAAGAACGCCATCTCGTCCACAATAACCAAATACACCGACTCACCACGAGCAGGGTCATTACCTGACGGCAAAGACTCAATAGCAGACTCATTACCCCAAGTCATCTTAAGTTGATGCTCAGTTGTTTGCTTAGGACCTTTTTCTTTCATCCAATACGGCAAAAACTTGTAACCATACTTAGCCTTAGATAGCAACTTCATAGCCTCACGCTCAGTTCTGGACAACATAACAACAAAGCGGTCAGACCAAAAATATGTTAGCCAAAACGCATAAGCAGCAGCCAAAGTAGAAAACCCAATCTGACGGGCTTTCAGAACAACAGAATACCTAGACGACAACCAGATACGCACAGAGTCTTTCTGTGCGTCACGCAACTTAAACAAAATCCTTGCACGCTCAGGATGTTTAATAAACCAATAGTTTTCACAAAAATAAACAAAAGCAGCCAACTGTTCATCAATGCTCGCATTATCTGGACCTTTACATAAACGCCATTCTTTTTCGTTTAAAAGTTCAGTTAATTCCATTATTTACCCCAAGGCTGCCAACCATTGTTGTTATGTTCCTTAGAGTATTCAAAAATTGCTAAACCAGCCTGCAAATTGATTTCAGGATTAAACAATTCAGAACATGAATCCAAAATGCCTTGAGCCTGCAACCAACCCTGTTTATAGTATCTGTTTGGCAAACACCAAAACTGGTTAATTTGCATCAACCCAGCAGAACCACCATTCGGGTCAAGACTATTAAACACCCTAGGGATGCAACGGGACTCACGCCACATCACATAATCCAACTTAGATAAATCTTTCCTAGACCAACCAACATCCAAAGCGTCATCCAGCCAATGACCACATTTACCTACCAGTTCTTTAGAAACAGCATGCAAATGCCCAACGGGGCTAATTAACAGCATGACAAAAACAGTAACAAACCATTTCTTCATAAAACCATCCTAACGGATTATTGTTGAGGTTTATTTCCCACAAACTCTACAACTGCTACAGGAACATTATCTCCTGCAACATAACGGATATGCCAAGGCTCTGATTGAACCTCGTGACTAAAACCAAACCTATCTTCATTATCTAGCAACCATTTCAAAATTTTGCCATTCGCATTAGCAACATCAACAGCCAACCCTAGCATATGGCGGCTACAAGTCTTAGGGTCGTCATTCGGTGCAGCCAACGGTGCAAAACCTTTTTTAAGCCACCACTTAACACCATTCCAAGTACGGCTACTAGAATTTGTTACAGGTTCCTTTTGATAGCGTTGCAAAAAACCAGCCTTCTGCTGGTCAATGCTACGAAACTGGTCACCCAAACTAGTTGGCTTTAAAACCACACCATCTACAGCAGCGGCAGCAACCATAGCATCCCAAGCATCAGCAGCACACAACTCCATCTTGCCACCACCAGAACACTTACGCAAAATATCGGGCGTAATCTCAGACGGCTTCTTGCCTTTAAGATGTGTGCAGAACTTTACTGCAACAACAGGATAAGACATTATTTTTTTGAAGATTTAGTACCGAAAGCAGCCGAAATTTCCTCAGATGACAATTCGCCATCAACAGAAGCCGCAGCCAACTTTTGAACAACACCAAACAACGCTGTCAATCCAGCAACACCAGCAGATTTAACAACATCAACACCCAAAATGGCGCCACCAGTAATAATCGGCAGAGCGCTCGCAATAAACAACGAAATCAAACGCTGCCCAAGGTCCAAACTTTTTGCAATCATGTTATTCATTGTTATCCTTTTTTGTAAAAGTGATTATGGAATGAACCATAATCGCTGCACCTGTAAGAAAAGTTGCCTGTCTAAAAGTAGGACCAGACAAAGTAATCAAAACCATGCCAGTTCCCGCCCATGTCCACGCATTATCTACAAGATAATCCAATATGCGTTTCACTATCGTCTAACCCTAGAAGTAGGCAACATTGTCAATGTTGCACCAATAGCAACCAAAGTACGCCTAGTAGAGACAGGAATGTTTGACCCCGTAGGAACATAGTTTTCAAACTGTGAACCAAAAATGTCAATCACTCCCTCAAATGCTTGTCGTACCTCAATCGGGGCTGCTTGAACAGCCTCTACAATTAACGCAGCCTGTTCCTCAGTTAAATCAGCAGGGACAACCTCAGAAAACAACTGTTCGGCATCTTCTTTGCTAATTACTTGAAGAACAGCCACATTAGAAACCAACTCTGCTGCCTGTTCGCTGGTAATATCGGCAGCCAATATGGACTCTATAATGGTCGCAACCTGTTCGGGGCTGGCATCTTCCAGATTGTCTAATATTTCTTCAAACTGTTCATCTGATATAATGTCTGATGATGAAACTTCTTCTTCTAGCACTGTTGTATCTGGTGTATCTTCCAGCAGCATTTTTTCTTCTTGTGGCTGCGTTGTATCAACGACAACAAACTCGTCAAAAATCTCAGGAACAGTTGTCTCAGGAATGGTTGTCTCGTCAGGCTCAACAATATC